TTAATGAAGCTGCGCCCCAAAGTTATAACACGCTATAAAACAAAATATGATACAATATACCGGCAAGCTCCCGATACTTGCAAAAGTTATTTAGCTGAATTAAACGCTGAATGCTTAAAATTAGATAGTTTCAATTTAGGCATTATAACAAGGCAAGAAACGCAGTTAATAAGTTACAGCGAACTAACTGGAATAATGCAAGAGAAGGCAAATATGCAGGATTTAAGGCACAATGAAGATAGCTTGTTTATACTAAAGTTAGATAAGAAATTAAAACGAACACGCAAGGTAGGTATTGCAGCTTTCGGTTTGGGTTTTGTTGGAGGGTTGTTGATTAGATAAAAAAAAGCTAGGACATGAAACCTAGCTAATTTAAACAAACGTGTAAATATAATAAAATTATGACACCAAAAGAAAAAGCAATAGAATTAATTGATAAATATAGAACATACATAAGAAAAGCAGATGTGTATGATTATTTATTTTTTGAAGATGAAAATTTTTTATCCAAACAATGTGCTTTAATAGCAGTTACTGAAATAATTAATAGCAACCCACATTCAAATCCATTTAATACAGATGTACATTCAACTATGAAATATTGGATTGAAGTTAAAAATGAAATATCTAATCTTTAGCCTTTAATCCTGAATAAGTAGTCATTCCAAATAAGGCAGCTACAAAGCCATAATCAATAATAAAGACTTCGCCCAACATACTTAAATCGCCTATACTAAGCCATTTGATATGAGCAGCAACAATACACGCTATAATTGTAAAGGCTGTTAATTTGCGACTAGAAAAGCCCGCATTACCCATTTTAAAACTATCTATTATATTTTTCATCGTACTATTGTTATATAAATTCTTTGCCCTTGCTTTTTAGCGTTTTCAATCTTTGCATATAAATTTTTAGTTGCAAGTGTACTTTCAGTTATTCGGTTAGTTATTTTACGAGTTCCGCAAAGTAAACATCCTAAACTATCAATTTCGGTATTACCTTTATGTATTCTTATACCGGCATATCCTTTAACGTTTAACAATATAGGCATAAACACTTTAAACCTTGCGCTCATGGTCCAGTCAATCTCATAACGTCCGTAAGGAATAGCAGTTTTACCATAAACTTTAACTTTCAATATTTGCTCCAAAGTTAGTGTGTCATTCAAACCCCTATCTTTATCCTCTAATATAAAACATTCAAATACACCATCAATAGTTAAAGTACCAATAGTACTTTGTTCTGTAAATGTTTCACGCTTTAATTGTAATTCCATAATTAAAATATAGCTTCAATTTTAGTTTCATTTGGCATTACAGCCATTTGTTCTTTGTAAATTACCTTTTTATCTTTGCTTTTTTCGTTGCAACAATCTTGTTTAATCTCTTCAATCTGATATTGCAAATGTTCAACTTCGTAACGTTTCTCAGTATAAAGTTCTCTAATATCTGATTTGATAGCAAAGTACATCGACATTAAGCCAGCCGCAAAAGTTAGCAATTTTATTTTATTTTCTAAAGAACCTAATTCTTTCATAACTAATTTATAGGGGGGCTTGGTTTTGGTTCGTAAATAATTAATGGTAAATCTTTTACCCAAATAAACTCTTCGTTTGTGCAATTAGCCATTTCCTCTACTGATATAACCCATTGGTTTTCAATAGCTGTTTCAACAGGATTAAAATAAGAATCTGGAGCATACATTTGTCCTACTAATTCATCTTTTTGTTCTACTGTTAGAAGTCCTACATAAGTAGTGTATTCTGCTCTTGTTATATCTGTTAGTTTCATAATTTATATTTTTTAAACATTTCTACCTAAAGTTACTTGGAAGGCATTAACTGCATTGTAAAAAGCTAATGCTTCAGCATCTGTAAGACCATCTCCTATTGATGCAAATGCACATTCTCTATTTGAATAATATAAAACACCTGTATTATATCTATAAGCTGCTAAAGAAAATTGATTATTTGGCAAACCACTTGATGGAGTTGTACCTGTTGCTACACTTGTAGCATTCTTAAATAATTTTAAAACACTTGCAGCAGTTCTACTTCCTAAATAAAATCCTAAAGAATCAGAATCAGTATAAGTAGTATAAGTATTTGTTGAATTTATAGCTAAATAACTTATTCCTGATGTCCTTAATTGTAATATACTTACAGGCGTAGCACCACCACCTGTTGAAGTTCCTACTTCTATTCCAACTGTATTACTATTAGTTCTTGAATAATAAGATATATGATTACTATTTTGAGTTAATATTGAACTTGGAATTAAATTAGTATCCGCATAGGCATTAATTCCATTAGGGGTTGCACCTGTTGAACCATGTGTCCAACCACCTACAAAACTTAGTCTAAAGGCTGCATTGGTATCAGCAGGATTTTTAAGGTTGAATTTTTGAGATGTTGCTGTACTTCCTACCATTGGATAAATAGCTTTAAACTTAGTCCAAATGTTAGCACTCTTTAAATTAACTACCAAAGTATTAATAGCAGTCGCTTCTGTGCCACTAATACCACTAGCTGTTATAAACGCTTGAGCATCGGCATCGTTAGCCGCACCGCCATTCCTACGCTTAATTCTAAACGGACTTATTGCTTTTCCGATTATCATTTTAGTATAAAATTACTGAGCCACTTGTTAAAGTAATTGCGCTAATTTTAGTTCCGTAAGGTGCTACGTGTAACTCACCAGTTAACAAACTAACTGCACTAATTCCTAAGGTAGTCAATAGATTGCTAGTTGCACCAGTCGTTAAATCAGTACCCGTTAGAGTTGCTATAACCGTTGCTTCACGAATATAAATTTGTGAAAAATTAATTGCAGTAACAGCTCCCGTTCCCGTAACTGTTCTACTTCCGTTTAAACCGCCCATACGGTTAATCATTGTATCGTTTATCTCTTGTGCCATTTTATTTTGTTTTTAGTATATTAATTAATTCGTCAATTGTTTTATAATTTATTTCATTCACACTCGTATTTGGATAATCAAAATAGTAAGTGCCGTATTCCGCTAATGTTAAATGTAAAGCCAATTCATCTAATTTTTGTACATCAATTATCTCAGCGTTTTCAATATTTCGCCAGCTTATTGTATTATCTTTTTTAATTAAATTTTCCATTAGAATTTTTGTATAATTAGTGAACTCATAACTGTACTTTGTCCTACCGCTGCATTTTGAAAAGCTGCAATTATATATTGATTAACTGTCCAATCAATGTTTAAATTACTAATTCCATTTGTGCCAGTACCAACCTCACTACCTGATGATGAAACTGTATTTATAGTTTCGCTAATAGTAGTTGACTTAATATAAATACTTTTTTCCATTGCATAATAAGAAGCCGATGTACTTTGTGTACCAACAAGCGTAGCACCTGTTAAACTATTAGTTGTATTTATATAAAAATAATTTATAGCCGTTCCTGACGCTGTACTTCTAATTGCTCTATTTAATAATTTAACTACGTCCCCAGTTGCATAAGTATTAGCTGGTATTAATACTGACTTCATTAAAGTAATAGCAGTTGTACCTGTTAAGGCTGCACTATCAGTAATGTCTTTTGAAATTACTTGTAAAGAATTATTAGTGCTACCTAAAAAAGATAGGTTTTGTAATTGAGTAACTCCGTCGCCAATTTTGTATGTGCCTGTTTGCTCTAAATAAATAAGCTGCCCTACATTTAAAACCAAAGTAGGGTTAGCAGCGAAAAAAGCAGCGTTCTTATAACCTAATTTTATATTTACATTTGCCATTAAACTATTGGATCTATTATTGTTGCTGTATTACTGTTTATTGTATCTATAATCTGTTGTAACACTTCGACTGTGTAAGTTCCCGAAGTGTAAAATGTTTGTAATGTATTACCACTTTGGTCTTTAATGTCAACTTGGAATGTGCCTACTATTTGATTTATATTACCACCTACATAAATATAATTATTATCTAAGATGTTACCGCTATCAATAGGTAAATTACACCCATCGTTACCCATTGCAGAACTAATTGTTAAATCAAAAAAGTGTCCACTAACATCGTCATCGTTACGCTCAGTAAAATCTGTTAAAGAAATATTTGCATCAAATTTAAAAGCACCTAAATAACCGCTATTACGCACTTGTCTAAGATAGTTTGGCACATCGTAACAAATACGCTCAGTATCACTAAGCACTTGGTTAATATTGCTTATATCCTTATTTACTAAATCACTAATCACAATCATATACTTGCGACTAACTACATTGTCAGTAACGCTGCTACCTTGCAATATAACATTCATAAAAGGATAAACAATTTCTACATTTGTGTCCGCTTCTGATTCATCACCAAAGTAAAATGAGTTTATGCCTTTGTGCTTTAACGCAAAGTTTTTAAATAATTCTATATCTTGGTTAAGTGTTATCATTTACTCTTCGTGTCTTCTCCAATAGTTAAAACGATTAAACTCTTCATTCCCAAAATCTAAGTCACCACGCATAGCCACACCGTTAGTATAATTTCTAACTGTTGGATTCATTCCTGTATTACTTGTTTCTAAATATTTTGGAAACGTTGTTGTATTTTCAATTAAATAATCAGTTACTAATTGTGCGTAACGTTCTGCATGAATGCGCCATTTATCCATTAGGAATTTAACATCACTAATATCTGCTGAACTTGAATCCGCTGAACCTTTTACTTGAATACCCTTGTTTTGATACGCAAATTTAAAGTCAGGGCTTGCTTCCATTTTAACGTACCAACATAAAGCCTTTGCAATATAATCGTTTATAAGTGCTTTCTCATTTGGATATAAAGCCATTGTTGGACTTGCAATTATTTTAGTTTTTAAATCATTGTATAATTGTGTGCCTAATATTTTTTGTATATAAATATCTTGCACCATAATAATAGTGCTTTCTAATTTTTTCCAATCCACGTTGCCATCGACACCCGCCAATTTTTTAAAGTAGTCTTCTTGTATAAATAAAACGTCAGCCATTGTTTATTTTTTTTTATTTCGTACCCTAGTTTCGGCATACCATGAATGGTTGCAAGTGCTATCTATAAAGCTACCTTTGTTAGTAAATCCACCACGATAGTCCCACGCATTATCTCCAAAGTCATTAGACATATTATCAATAGCTTCAAATTCCCAACTCATTCCTTTATTTGTTAAACCTATTGTATCTTTGCAAAAATCATGAGAAGTGCTTAATAAATTTTTACTTATTTTATTTGGGTTACTTGCATAACTTACACCCTCGTTTAAATCGTAAGTATAAACAGTATAAATTTCTCTACTTACAATCGGATCGGTTGGTTTATCCAATGCCTTTTGAGTAGGTTTAAAGCCATCAACTGAATCAGTCAATAATTCTTTATCAATTAATCGTGCTATACTTTGCTCAACTTTATAAAATTCGCTTTGAGTAATCTTTGCAATTTCATCAATAGACATACTAGAATTGCCTTTTAAGGCAGTTAAAACAGCATTATCTAGTTCTTCTACACTAATCACTAAAGCATCAGCAAACTTCATTATTTGACGTTCGTATTTTAATGCTTCGTTTGAACTTTTTACTCGTTCTCTTTTAATTACTGTATAAGTTGTGGGGTCTTCAATGATTGCACATTTTTCTAAGTGCGCTAAGAATTTATCTTTTTCTTTTGACATTTTAACTTCAATGCCTAATATTTTTTTAGCTTGCGTTTCGTCAATTCCATAAGCTGTCAATCTAGTTACTGCTAAATGTTCGTTAATTTTGCCCTTAGTATAATCCCTTACAATACGATACATATCGGCATTATCCGCAGCACTTAACCCTGTTAAATTATCGTTTGTTATTGTTGCAGTTATTGGTAATGGCTGTCCGTTTATATCCGTTGGAATGGCTGTTAATGGCTCATATCCTTTTAATTTTCTACGTTCATCCTGTGTTAAATCTGCATCATTTGATAAATCTGCGCCAATTAAACTAATAGGCTCAAACATCATTTCTAAATATTCACCAGTCTTTAAAAATGATAAATAAGATAAAAATTCTAATAAGTCAGTTTGACGTGGCTCAATATATCCTTTTACAAATAACTCTTGCAAGATTAACAAGTCAGGGCTACCACTTAAAAATGATTCATCAAATTTTATATTAAATAATTCGGGGGCCATTTCGTGGCCCGCAAATATTTTTTTCATTGCACGCTTTGAAGTAAACAAAAATTTCTCAGATAAATCATTTACAGATACATCAACTACTTCGGGTGCTTTGTCATCCCTATCAGAGTGTGTAATCATTAAACTTTCGCCATTCTCGCCTGTGTAAGTACCTTTAAACGAACGCTCGATTGAATTGATCATGTCATCGGTTGGTTGACCGTTAAAAAAGTTTATTATTTTACCAACTGAAAAACCGCTGCTAACATAATTCTTATTGAACGTACTAATGTCCACATCGGTATTAATATCATTTACGATACTTTGATATTGTGCAATAGGGTAAACGCTTTCTAATTTACTTGCACTTGCTGTATAATATTTAAAATCAATAAAGAATGTGCCAGCAGTTCCGTTATTTTCAAATTTATTGATACACTTAATATCTTTTGACTGAGTATTTCTATTCCAATTTTTACTAAAATATAATTTAGTTTCACACTCAGATATTCTACAATTAGCAGAATTTAAAAAGTACATTTCAATTGGCTGCCCTTGTAAATTAGTTATTACTTCTACATAAACACCATTAAATAATTCAGTATTTAAACTTACTTTTTTACCAGCTTGATTTAAAGTTTCTTTACGGTTAAAATTATCAATAAACGTGTCAACTTTAATTGTATCAACTTCATTAACTGCCTTTAATCCTTTGCCCCAAATGTAACGTGCTTTACGGTTAACAATAGCCCTATGCTCAGGATGCTCGTTAAATAATCTAACTAATTCCTGTGGATATAAATTATCCTTACCATATTTAATATATCCTTTATTGTCTTCGCTAAACGTTAATTTAGGTAACGCTTTAAACGTTAACATATGCTTGTTGTCAATGTATTGAAATTTAGCCGCCATATACTACTGTATTGTTTTCGTTGCCAGTGTAAACTGGGTAATCACTTAATTGTGATACAACGTTTAATTTTCCTTTATCAATTAAATTTAATGCTAACAACGGATTTAAGTTTGTCGTGCTTGCTTGCTCGTAAACATTGTATTTGTAAAAGCCGCTTAATGTCAAACTAAAAGTACCATTCAATAAATTTTCAGTAACATTTTCAATAAAATCAAATTCGTTGTATCTTAATTTATTTGCACTTATATCCGCTGCAATAAAACATTTTACTGTATTACTCATATCGTTAGTAACCTCAAATAAATACTTCGCATTCGTTAACGTTGTCTTTTCAGATAGCGTTAATATTACTTTGTTAGTTGTATTTTTATTTATTAATATCACTAATATAATATAGTATTTTTTTAAACTTTTAC